AACGCCAGTATCTTTTGAACACTCTCTCCAATATTTTAATGTTGCTTTAGATAATCCAAATTCTTTTTCGACTTGTCCTGGTGTTAACATTTGTCTTAATTGATGCGGTAAATAATCTTCTAATTTAAGCACGTTTTTTCTCTATTTTAAAATTAAATATATCGTCTTGTTTTTCTAAATATTCATCAAAATATTTTTTTGAATATGTACCGATTTCAGGTTTATCATTTTTGTATTTGTAATATTTAGACATGATGTAATTATTAATTTCCTTTTTAACTTTCACGATGTCATTTTCAATTTGAGAAGCTGTTTTCTGGTATTCATCAAAAATTTTTCTAGCTTTAATTCGATCTTCTTCATTTTGTTTATTTAATTCTTTAATTTTCATTTCATAATTAAAACCTAAATCTGCTAATTTTTTTTCAGCTTCAGCTACTGAAATACTTAATTCTGATTTTGGAATATAAGTTTGTTTTGAAGTTGCATCGATAATTGATTTAGGATCTATTGTTGAAATAACTGGTGAAATAAATTTAAGATTAAAATTTTTTAAAATATATTTATCTTCACCTTCAGCAAATGGATCAGGATTAATTAAATTATTTTTACCTCTTAAATTTTCATATAATCCAAAATAATAATAAGTTAAAATTTCATCGAAGAAACCTTGAACTTCAGCTCCAACTACACATAGCTTATTATTTATTTCTAAATCAGAAGCGTTATCTTTATAATAAAAAGCAATTTGATTATGATACATAGAACCTCTAGCATCAATTTTAATTGCTCTAATATTTTGAGTATAAATATCTCTAGGTACAATTACAGTTTCATCTTCATATAAAGGATAAATTCTTCCTGGTGCATAACTTTCTTCTAAATTTACTTGCTGTAAAGTATTAACTTTACCCCAGACGGCAGTAGTTTGTTTTGTAAACAATAAATCAACTGGATCAACACCTAAAGATTTTCCATATTTAATTGCAGTGTCTCTTGAGATACTTCTTTCACCAGATAATTGATTGTAAATTGATTGTTTAGTTTGGTTAACATTTTCTGCAAATTGTGTAGCAGAAATACCTTTAGCTTTTAAAGCATCATTTAATAATAAATCTTCTTTGATAAAATCTTTTGGACTATAAGTTTTAGATTTATTCCAACGATCAATAAATTTTTCTTTAAATTTATTTTTTTTAATTTCGTTTTTTTTAAGATTAATAATTGATATAGTTTCAATCATCACTTCTTTACTGTCACCAGTAATTTCTCTAATGTTTCCATTTTTATATAGCAACATTACTTTTGCTTGTTCACCAGCAAGAAGTGATCCAATATATTTTGCTACAGATACTTCAAATAATTCTGAAACTGATTTAATCCAATTTTTTTTATTTAATGAACCGTCTGAATTTTTTGTGAGATTATATTTTTCTACTTTGACATTATTTTTCATTAACGAGTACCTATCATAACTTATCCTATAAAGTCAACAGTTTGTTTACTCACATTCACAAATTGTATAAAACTTTCATTTTTTGCTTGCAATATAAGCTGAGTATTTTATTGGTCAAAACACTAGGAAAATCGCTGTTTTTTCTAGTTAATTTTATATGGCTAGACAAATATACGCAAATGACGTTGATTTTAGCGCTTATTCTATAACTCATCGTAATAGTCACGATGGTATTGCAATGGTGGATATTGATAAGGTTTGCTGCTGCATATCTTGTTTAAAACCGTTGTTTTTAGCGGAATTATGCCGTCATAAAGGCAATTTAGAGGATTATAAAAAGAAGCATTACTCGACCAAAGAGCTAGCTAGAATGGCTGGTTTGCCAGCTTATTTAATCTGGTACCACACTACAAAAGATAAGGTTGTTTATAAAGTTTCAGTAAAAAAAATAAATCCAAGTTATTCAGAAATACAACATTGCACCTGGAAGCAATGGGTAAGCTTTTTAGCATCACGCCAGGTCAAACATTTTAAAGACTGTCCACGCCAGGAAATATTTTTAAACAAATTAAAAACACTCACACCAGAACAATTAAAAGATTATGCAGAAATTTTACCTAGCTGATAAAGAAGTAATTAAATTACAAATTAGCGATCAACATTTTAGAGTTTATAATTATTGGTGCGCTCAATACAATGTTAAAACGTTAAAATCATTTATTAATTATATTCAGACCGCCAGTGATTTATTTATTCCAGTTGATAAAGTTAAAAAAATATTAACGGATCTTTGCAATGTAGTTGTAGAAGGTGATGCTTTAGTTTCAGCAACTAACAACGAAGCTCATCGTAGAATTGATTTTGATTTGCCAAGATATAAATCATTTATTAAGTCGATTGGTTTTCTTGGTTATAACTCTGCAAAAGGTTGGACTAACTTACAACAACACTTACAAAAAGATCCAGTTCAATTAAATAAAGTTTATAAATTTCCAAAATTAGATCAGCATGAATTATTTGATAAGCTTAACGAGTTATCAGATGCTGAGTTGAAATCGATAACCGTTAGTGAATTACGTTATCCGTGGGTTTTAAACAATGTTTTGAAAGAGCGTAACCGTGTCAAATAAATCAGATTTTAATTATCACTTAGCTCAAGATATTACACAGCTTACTAACATTATTAATTTGTTAGAAGATGCTGCTCGTACTGAAAGATTTATTGCTAAACCAAGACATCCTGGAACGCCAAAGATGTTTGATTTGATTTTAACTAGTTATGACAAGCAAGATTTTGGATATTATCAAAAAGAATTAAAGTTAAGAGCTTCACCAAGACAAGTTACTAGGTGGGAGTTTGCAGTCGAAATACTTACATTAATTGATAATGATATAGTAGATAATCCTACAGAGTTTAGAGAGTTATGTTGGATGAGAGCTAAAAAATTTAAGTGGACACAACTTGCTAGACATTTTGGTTATCACAGAGTTACTTTAAAGAATAAATATCTGACAGTCCTAGGTAAGCTAGTAGATAAAATAAAATATAAAATAAAATTTGACAATTTAGACAGAAATCTCTATTTAATTACTTAATCTCCAAATAGTTTTAAAAAAAATAATCTGAAGTTTAAAAATAGTATTTGAATTTTAAGCAGAGCTATTTAAAATTTGCACATCAACGTATTCAAAGAATACGCTCAAGCAATCGTTTTTTTTTTTTTATTTTTTTTGTTTTTTAAATCAAAATTTCAAAACGCTTATGGCAGCTAGACATAAACATCGCTTACAATGTCAAACGATTAACAAACAAAATAAACTTCCTTGCAAAGCCTCAGGTATCTTAACTAAAAAAGGAACGATACGTTGTCGTATTCACGGAGGTTGGAGTACTGGACAAAAGACTTTAGAAGGTAAGCTAAAAGCTTTGAGAAATCTAAAGAATATTAATTATGAGCAAATTGCAGCTAACACCAGAGATAAGTACAAAGATTATAAAAGAATTAATGAACGGCAAGCCACTAACGAGGATTTGCCAAGACAAGACTAATCCAAGCTTGTCTAAAGTTTACGATTGGATTGCTGAAGATAAAGAGTTCGCAAATAAAATTTTAACAGCAAGACGAATAGCAGCTCAAACATATTTAGATAAAATGATTGATGAGCTTGAGTTCGCTGACAATAAAAATATAGCTGTTGTTAGAGAGAAGTTACATCACTATCGTTGGATGGCATCGAAGCTAATCGGTATTTATGCTGATAAGCAAGAGATCAAGCAAGATACTAATATTCAAATCACTTGGTCAAATGAAGATAGTAATGATGTTATAGATGTTACAAACTCCGTTAGTACAGAGGCGGCAAACAAAGTCTCGCACACGACATGAGGTTCGTTATCTAAAGAAGTGAACGATCAAGTGATCGATTGTTAAAGTTGTTAAGTGTTTATCTAAGAAACTAGTCGTTGGTTAGACAATAAGTCAAAAACTACAGCGAAAAACTGTAAAAAAAGCAAGAGGTACCATACCAAAAAAAGTAGGCGCCGCTTCTAATACGATAATTCATCGGAGCAATGCACGGACACACAGCTAAAACACACAAAGAAATTAGACACAAACAATCTATCAATGATGATGATTATCACCATCCAATAGAGAAGATAGAGCAGTTAAAAAGATTTGAAGATATATTTAGAGACAAGAAGATATTAGAAGTATTTGCTGGTCAAGGTAATTTATCAAAATACTATAACAGTATTAGCGATAAAGTTTTTTCAATGAGTAAAGAGAAAACTGGCGATAGCTTTAATTATATTCACAAAATAAAATTTGATAAAAAGAAATTTGATGTAATTGATATAGATAGCTACGGTTATCCTGATAAGTTATTTCCAGTCGTCTTTGATTGCTTGACTGACAATGCTTATCTAATCTTTACATTTCCAATCGTAGGTGTGAATTGCCTAAATGGAATTACAGAGCAACATTATATAAATTTTTGGAGGTCTAATAGACCGACAATAGGTGATGTTGTTGGCTGCATTACAGATTATGGATTACGTAATTGGCAGTTCTGTAAGCTTGTCGATGTATCTAAAATTAAAAGAATTTGGCGTTTTATATTTAAAATAGAAAAACAAAAAGCAACTTTAATTTGCAATACCAAAAACAGATGAGCAACAAGAATAAAACTAAAAACAGATTTAAAGACGTAACAGCTATTTCATTTACGAATGGTGGTACTGATTTACTAATTAACTTTCACGGTTTCGAAAGCGAAAGTGATCTGCAAGAGTTTACCGAATACGTGTTTAGAAAAATAAACATGGATTATTACGGTATGGAAAAACCACCAACATTACACTAATGAAAGTTACAATACCGTATTCGCCAAGAAAGCAGCAAGCTTACTTACATGAACAATTAGGTAATTATCGATATGCACACTTATTGTGTCATCGTCGGTTTGGTAAGACTACACTTTGCCTAAACCACCTAATTAAGTGCGCATTAACTAATCCAAGTAGGCAAGCACGTTATGCTTATATAGCTCCAACATACAAACAAGCTAAAAGCATAGCCTGGGACTTCTTAAAATATTACACAGAGAAAATTCCAGGTACGAAGTACAACGAAACAGAATTAAGATGCGATTTAATAAATGGCTCCAGGATAACTTTATTATCCTCTGAAAATCCTGACAGTATTAGAGGTGTTGGATTACACGGAGTTATTATTGATGAGACCGCTCAGGTTAGCGCATCCTTAATCGATGAAGTAATCACACCAGCCTTATCGGATCATAAAGGTTTTATGATTATGGTTGGAACGCCTCAATCAATGAACAATATATTTTATGAATATTATCAAAAAGCTAAAGCAGATCCTAAATGGTTTAGCTATACAGCAAAAGCTAGCGAAACTAGGATCATTGATGACGAAGAGCTTGCTAATGCCTTGGCAGTCATGGGAGAAGCAAAATACAAACAAGAATTTGAATGTAGTTTTGTTGGTAACGTTCCTGGCAGCATTTATAATCATCTGGTTACTGAACTAGAGCAAAACAAAAAAATTACGACAGTACCTTACGATCCATCGTATTTAGTACACACAGCTTGGGATCTCGGTTTTAAAGACGATACGACAATTATATTTTTCCAAGAAGTTGGACATAGCATCCATATTATTGATTGCTATTCCAATCGGAATGAAGCGTTACCGCATTATATAGAATATATAAAATCTAAACCTTATATCATTGGTGAGAATTACGCTCCGCATGATATTGAAGTGACAGAGTTCAGCTCAGGAAGATCACGTAGAGAAACAGCTTTCCAATTAGGATTTAGATTTAGAGTAGTACCTAAGACAGCTTTAGAGGATGGCATCCACGCTGTTAAGATGTTGCTACCAAGATGTAAAATAGATTTGGATAATTGTAAAACGTTGGTTGATGCTCTTAGACATTATCATCGTAAGTACTCTGAAAAAGAAAGAGTGTTTAATCCAAAACCAGTCCACTCATGGTCTAGTCACTTTTGCGATGCTGTAAGAGTGTTAGCTACTGGATTTGATGGACTTAAAAATAATAACATTGCTAGACAAACAGTAGCCGAAAGTAATTACAAAATAATTTAAAAACATGGGTTTTATAAAAAAAATATTTGATCCTGATCCACCGCAAATGATTTCACAAGCGGTTGACGATGTACCATCTTATGAAGATGAACAACGAGCGTTGGAAGAGAGACGAAAATTATTAGAAACTGAAAAAAATCGTAAAGGTAGAAGATCAACTATCTTAACTGGTGGTACTGGTTTGAATGATATTGAAGAAGAAAACATTGATCAAAAAACTTTATTAGGAGGCTAAATGGGTGGATTTGCTGGCAGATCAAGTGGAGGTTCTGATAATCAAGTATCAGGAGCTGAAGCAGTTTATACTGGTGGACAAACATATTCATCAAGACAAACTAAAACAGTTAATAAATCTATAGCTGATCAAAACAAAGAGAATAGAGAAAGTCGTAAAGGTATACTTGAAAAAATAGCTGAGAATACTTTACTTGGTAGAGTATCTAAAGCTGTATCAAATTCTAAATTTGTTCAAGATGCTAATTATAAAAAACGTTTAAAGTTTGCTCAAGATAGTGGTTTAGATACTTCTAAATTTAGTAGAGATTTTATTTTATCATCAGGATTTAAAACTCAGTTAGAAGGTTTAGGTTATGCAACTAATTCTGAAATGTCAGGTGAAGGTGGAGATAATCAAGGTATTCAGTTAGCTAATAAATCAGGAACTGTTGCAGCGGACGCTCAAGCTAATGCTGTAGCTAATGCACCAGATGGTCCAACAAATATTGAAATGGCATCAGCTGATAACATCCAAGATCGTATTCTAAAAATAAATAGAAAAGGTCGTAGAGCTACAATTTTAAACGTACCAGATGACGAACTAACTTTGTCTAAAAAACAATTACTAGGCTAATATGCAAAATCAAGAGTACAGAGAACTATCAAAAGAGTTAAAAGATAATTTATCAAGATTACAATCTAAAAGACAAACTTGGGAGAGCCATTGGCAAGAAGTTGCTGATTATATGCTACCCAGAAAATCAGATATTAATCGTGAGAGACAAAAAGGTGATAAAAGAAATATACAAATCTTTGATGGCACTGCAGTACATAGTTTAGAATTATTAGCTAGCTCTTTACACGGAATGTTAACGTCTAATGCTAATAGATGGTTCCAATTAAGATTTAAAGAAAGTTTATTAAATGATAGCGACGAAGCTAGAGAATGGTTGGAAGATGCAACAGATAAAATGTACATTGCATTTCAACGATCAAATTTTCAAACTGAGATATTCGAAAATTACCACGATTTAATTGCGTTCGGTACTTCATGTTTATTTATTGAAGAAGATAAAGATGACATTGTTAGGTTCTCTGCAAGACACATTAAAGAAATTTTTATTAGTGAAGATGAAAGAGGATTTGTTGATACCATTTATAGAAAATTTAAATTAACTGCAAAAGCAGCTTTAGAAAAATTTGGTAAAGAAAATCTTAGTAAAGATATTTTAGTTAAGTTTCAAAAGACACCGTTTGATGACGTTGAGATAGTTCACGTTGTTAGACCTAGAAATATATTTAATCCAAGAAAATTGGATAAACAGAATATGCCGTTTCAATCTATTTATATGGAATATGAAACTGGTCATATTATCTCCATTGGCGGCTTTAGAGAATTTCCTTACGTCGTTCCAAGATACTTAAAAGCATCGAACGAAATCTATGGCAGATCGCCAGGAATGAACTCTTTGCCTGACGTTAAAGTCTTAAATAAAATGGTGGAGGTATCTTTAAAGGCAGCTCAAAAACAAGTAGATCCGCCTTTACTGGTTGCAGACGATGCGGTTATTCTACCGATCAGAACGGCTCCAGGATCAATCAATTATTTTAGATCAGGTTCACGAGATACTATTCAACCTTTAAATATAGGTGCGAATAATCCTCTTGGTCTAAATATGGAAGATCAAAGACGTAATGCAATCTCTCGAACATTTCATGTTGACCAGCTGTTAATTCAAGAAAATAGAACAATGACAGCAACAGAAGTTATGCAGAGAAACCAGGAGAAGATGAGAATTTTAGGTCCAGTAATCGGTAGACTTCAACAAGAATTATTACAACCATTAATCATCCGTGTATTTAATATAATGTTGCGTAATAAATTATTTGTCGAAGCTCCAAAAATTTTGGAAAACCAAGAGGTAGATATTGAATATGTATCTCCAGTAGCTATTGCGCAAAAAGGCTCTGAGCTTGAAAGCATTATGCGAGGTTTAGAATTATTTGGATCTATTTCTCAAATTGCACCAGTAACTGATTACATTGATGAAAACGGTTTAGTTAAAAGAATTATAAATATTTTAGGCTTACCAGCAAAAATGATTAAGTCTGATAAAGAAGTAGAACAAATTAGAGCAGTCCGTCAACAAGAACAAGCTGCTCAAATGCAGATGCAACAAGAAATGATGCAATCTGAACAAGCTAAAAATGCTGCTCCACTAGTGCAAGCATTAAATGGAAAACAACAATAATCGACTAAAAGAATTAGTCAAACACTACAAAATAGTTTTTGGATCTGATGAAGGCAAAGCTGTCATGTCAGATTTAGAAAAAAGATGTCATTACAACGTTACGACGTTCAGTAAAGACAATGCAAATGAAACTGCTTATTATGAAGGTCAGAGATCAATTCTGTTATTCATAAAAGCGATGATCACCAAAAAGGAGTAACCATGGATCAGACAACTGCAACTATGCAATCTGATACCCAGCCAATCGCTGCCGTATCGGATCAATCGCAATCTCAAGAATTACCAAATGATTTTCAATCATTAATTCCTGAGGAATACAGAGAAGAAAAATCTCTACAAAACTTTCAGAATATGAATGATTTTGTAAAATCTTATTTACACTCACAAAAATTAGTGGGTGCAGATAAAATTCCAGTGCCAAATAAAATGGCAACGGATGATGATTGGAACGAAGTTTATAGTCGTTTAGGTAGACCAAAATCACCTGAAGAATATAAATATGAACTTCCTCAAGAAAATCATCTTAACGAAAACACT